ATAGTAACTTCTCCAGGAAATGGAGCAATACTTGAGTCATCTATTAGAAATTTAACATTGAATAATCACTTTAGATTTGGAAATGAAATATTAATTCAAGGAAAAGAAAATTTACAATATGGAATAGTTGGTTATTCTACAGAAATTGGTAATAAAATTAAAACCGACGATGGATCTCAACATTCTCCTATTGTTGGGTGGGCTTATGATGGAAATCCAATATATGGACCATATTCTTTTTCTGATCCAGAAAACGTAAATTCTTCTTTAAAGATATTGGAATCTGGTTATAATTTGGATATTAATTCTGTTTTAGATAGACCCATTGGATTTTTACCTGGATTTTTTGTTGAAGATTATAAATTTGATGCCTCAGGCGATTTAGATATTCATAATGGACGTTACTGCAAAACCCCAGATTTTCCAAAAGGAGTTTATGCTTATTTTTGTGGTATTAAAACAGATCTTTCAACCTCAAATTTAGTATCAAATTTTCCATACTTTATTGGTAATTCATTTAAATCTAAATTTGATATACAAAATAAATTATTAGATCAAAACTTTGATTTTAATTCTTCTAGATTAATTAGAAATACTTTCCCATATAATTTGAACAAAAATTATGCGGATAATGAATTTTTAACAGAGTCATATGAAATTAGCAATCAGATAACAAAAGTAGATTCTATTTCTAAAGGATCGGTGGATTCGTTTACTGTAGTTGAATCAGGTAAAAATTATAAAGTTGGCGATGTTGTTAATTTTAATAGTGATGGAGAAGGTGGAGGGTTAACAGTTTCCGTTTCATCTTTAGTTGGCAATGAAATAACTAATTTATCAACTACAATTGAAACATATGAAAGTTCTGTAATTAGTTGGAAAAACCAAAATGAGATTGAGATAAAAATAGATCCATATCACAATTTAAAAGATAGTGATAATATTATTCTTTCTGGATTGTCAACAAATATATCAAGATTAGCAGGTAATTATAAAATTGAAGTAAAAACGGAAACCAATTTTATAATTTCTCAAATACCAGCAAATTCTTTCACTGGAGTAGTTACTGATATTTACTTGAATAAAAACTTTGAAAATATTTCTATCGGATCAACTTTAGGAATTGGTACAGAAACTTTATCCGTTTTAAATATTTTTGAAAATGAAAAAGTACTAAGGGTCAAGAGAGGAATATCTGGAGTAGCACACACCATATCATCCAAAGTTATTGCTTCTCCAAATAGTTTTATTATAACAAAATCTTTAAATTATTTTGAATCGCAACCAAATGAAAAGGTTTATTTTAACCCAAATAACTGTGTTGGTGTTGGTACAACTTCAGGAATAGGAGTAGGTGTTAATTTTACAATTGGTGAAATTACAAATACTATTTCAGTCCCAACTCAAAGCATCTATTTACCAAATCACCCATTTAAAACAAATCAAAGAATACTTTTATATAAACAAAATTCATCCTCTCCTATTTTAGTATCTAAAACTTCTGGTGGATCATCTTTTAATCTTCCATCAAGTGGTAACTTTGAAGCATTATACGTTATTAACAAGTCAAAAGATTTTATAGGATTAGTAACTTCAGTTGGATTGACAACAAGTAGTGATGGATTATTCTTCCTTAATAACGGAAGTAACGACTATGAATATTATTTTGAAACAAATTATAAACAGATTACATGTAAAGTTGAAAAATTAAATTGTACTGTTTCAGTTTCAACTGATCACCAATTAAAAACCGGAGATAACATCAAACTTAATGTTTTACCATCTACCACTGTTGGCATAGGAACTTCTGCGTTCATTAAGGTAAAATACAATAATTTAATTGATAAACTATTGGTGAATACGGTTGGATTTGGATCAAATTCTGTGATTACCGCAAACAATAAAATTAATATTCAAAATCATGGGTATAAAACTGGAGATAAAATATTCTATAATTCTTTAGATCTTATATCTTCTGGATTAAACACAGGTTCATATTTTATTCATCGTATAGATGATTCTAGTTTCCAACTATGTGAAACTTATTATGATGCGTTTTCTAATCCACCTTCTACAGTTAGTATAGGTGGAACTGGCGGATTATATCAAGAAATTAGTTTAATTAATCCTAAAATTGATTCTATAAGAGGTAATAATTTAAAATTCGATCTCTCTGACACATCTTTAGTTGGTTATGAGTTTAATATTTACGAAGATTTTAATTTTAGAAATAAAGTTGTTTCAATTGGAAATACAACAGCGTTTTCAATTAATAGAATTGGAAATATTGGAATATCAACCAATGCTTCTTTAACTATTACATATAATTCTAGTATACCTTCAAAATTATACTACAATATTGAGAAGAGTGGATTTATTAGTACTTCAGATACTGAAGTAAAAAATTATTCAGAAATTTCTTTCATTGACAGTAAATATAACAATAATTATAGTGTTATTGGATCTGGAACAACTACATTTATTATTTCATTATTGAGAAAACCAGAAGTAACTGAATACAATCCTTCACTATGTAATATCTTAGAATATACAACAACTTCTAAAAATGCTAAAGGTGGTATTAAAACACTAAAACTTTTATCTGGCGGTTCTAATTATAAAAAAATTCCATCGTTTAAAGATATTACAACAGATGATGGAGAAAACGCAGTAATTTTAGCAAATTCTAAAACAATTGGTAGAATAAAAAATACCACTATACTTGATCAGGGATTTGAATATCAATCAGATAAGACATTAAATCCAGAAGCTTATATTTCTCCACAAATTAAATTAATCAATTCCTCAGAAATTGTTAATGTTACTATTTTAGATGGTGGAAAAAATTACATATCACCCCCAGATATAATCGTTGTTGATGGTATTTCCAGAAATAAAGTAGATTCAGGTCTTTTATCATCACAGTTATCATCTAATAGTATTAGATCAGTAGAAGTTGTTAGAAAACCGAAAGGATTATCTTATTCTAATAATGAAATTTACGCTGTTAATAATACAAATGGTGTTGGTATTAATACTGTTATATCTTCAACTTCAGGAATAATAACATGTTATTTAATGACGCCAATCCTTGGATATTCGACCCCACCCTTTACTGTTGGTGATCAAATATATGTTGAAGGAATTGAAAATAAGGATTCTACCGGAACCGGATTTAATTCTCAAGATTGTGGATATAAATTTTTTACAGTCACTAATTTCCAAAATACTAATCCAGCTATTTTAGAATTTAGTGTATCTGGATTTACAACTAATCCTGGTATAGCTAAAACTTCACAATCTGCTTATGCTTCAATTATAAAATATGAAAATTATCCAAAATTTAAAGTTGAAACTTCATATTCAAAATTTAATATAGGTGAATTCTTACTAACAAAAAATAATAGTCAAGATCAATATCAGCAAAGAGATTTAAAAATAACAGAATCTGGAGATGATTATATTAAAGTTGTTGGGACATATGAATTATCACAAAATGAATTTATTCTTGGTCAATTATCCGGTTCTTTAGCAAAAATAGATAGTATTTTACCAAATTTTGGTCAATTTTCTATTAGATATGCTTTAAATAAAGACTATCAATGGTCTAATGACGTTGGAAAATTAAATGTAGATTATCAAGTTCTTCCTGATAATGATTACTATCAAAATTTATCTTATACAGTTAAAAGTCCAATAACTTATGAAGTTTTATCAAATCCCGTTAATAGGTTAGTACATGCTGCTGGATTAAAGAATTTTGCGGATACTGAAATAAAGACAATAACAAATGTTGGATATTCAAATACTTCTAGCGATACAACTACTGTTGTTAGAGATATTTTAGATGAAAAGAGAGTAGATACTGTTAATTTTTATGATAATGTTTTGGATATTGATACAAATTCAACAAATAACACCACTAGATCTAAATTTTTAAAATTACAAAGTAAAGCTCTATCAGATTATATTGAGTGTAGAACCAATCAGGTTTTAAGGATTGACAATTTTAGTAATCAATTTAGAAATAAAAATAATGTAACTGAAGGGTATGTGAATATTCTTGGGTATGATAACCAATTTTCAGAATTTTTAATTCAAACAAAAAATGATTCTGGAGATGAAATACAACTCACAGAATTATTGGTATTAAATGATTCTGATAATTCAGTTACTATTCAAAAATCATCTCTAAGTAATACAACTGAAGAATTGGGAGATATATCTTCATTTTTAGACTCTTTTGGAAATCTTTACTTAAGATTTACACCTAAAGATGAATTTGATACTGACTACGATATTAAAGTATTAAGTTCCGAGTTTAATTCTACGATTAATGGAATAGGAACTCAAAGTATAGGGTTTAGTAATTTGATAGGAGTAACTAAAAATGTTGGTATTGGATCTACAGAAATACTAATAGGTATATCAACGTCTTCAGTAACTTCAATATGTGGATATTTTCATATTTACAATCAAGTATCTAAAGAATCTGATTTTGTTGAAATGGAAATTGATCATGATGGTGAGAATGTTTATATTTCTGAATTCTATACAAATAATGGACAGGGATTTGTTGGTGGATCTATTGGAACATTTGGGGTTAATATTAACAGTGGCATTTTATCTTTAGATTATTCAAATAATTCAAATAATTTAATTTTAGTTAGAGGAAATATTACTAGTTTTGGATCTACTTCTATTGGTATTGGAACATATAGATTTAAAACTAACAGTCAATTGGATGGATCTGAAAGAAGTTTAAAAATTGAGTCAAATTATTCATCACAAAGTTCTATAGGGACTGTTTTTTCATTAGATAAGAGTTTAATATCATCTATCAAATCCTTAGTAAGAGTTTCTTATGGAAAAACAACCTCATTACATCAAGTAATGATGATTCATGATGGTTCAGACATTTATGTTTCACAATATCCGTTTATTTCTGTAGGAAGTACTGGTGGATGTGGAATATTTTCAGGATCATATTCTGGATCTAATTTAGATCTAATATTCTACCCTGATCAAGATATTACTGGAATTTACAATATTCAAAGTTTGAATAAAATATTTTACTCTGATACTGATACTCTTAATGATCCACCAGATTTAAATTATGGATCTGTTAATCAAAAAATAGATCTTGCATTTTATAATGCTCCTAATAATAACAGGGTTAATAGATTAGATTTTAATTTGGAATCTAACCAGATTCCTATTTTTGCTAAAACTTTTGATCCATCTGACTCCGATATTTTAGATTTAGCAACAGGAATTTTTACGATAGAAAATCATTTTTTCAATACTGGTGAGAAATTAAACTACACACCAAATAGTAGTGTTATTGGATCAGGAATCACCAGTGTTAATATTGGAATAACAACTGTGTTACCATCAACAGTTTATGCCATTAAATTAAATAATAATCAATTTAAATTATCTACATCTTCTCAAAATGCTTATTCTGGAATTGGAGTAACATTTACCTCGTATGGATTGGGTAATCTACACCAATTAGAAATGACAAAAAGGTTGGAGAAATCAATAATTTCGATCGATGGTGTTATTCAATATCCAATTAGATATACGCCGTTATCGTATAGTTTATCAGGCAACGGAGGACAAATTGGATTTGGAAACACTTATATCTCTGTTACTGGAATATCTTCCATTAAACCGACTGATATTATAAAAATTGATGAAGAATATGTTAAAGTTGTTGCTGTAGGATTTGGAACAACATCTAGTGGTCCAATTGATAATGTTGGTATAACAACATTAATTCAAGTTGAAAGAGGTTTTGTTGGTAGTATAGCAACATCACATTTGGATTTGTCTCCTTTTAGAGTTTATAGAGGATCTTACAATATTAGCGGCAGCAAAATATTTTTCACTGAGCCACCAAAAGGAGGATCTGATAATAATATTGATCCTAGTAATCTTCAAGAAGTATTTTCTTCGTTTAATGGAAGAGTATTTTTACAAAAAGACTATACAAACAATGTAATTTATGATGATATTTCTGATAAATTTACTGGAATTGGACAAACATATACATTAACAGTTTCTGGAATTAACACTACAGGTATAGAAACCGGAAGTGGTATTCTTTTAATAAATGATGTTTACCAAACACCAACTACAGAAAATAATGCAGGAAATAATTATATTTTATCACAAAGTGGGGGATCTTCTCAGTTAACATTTACTGGAATAACGTCTTCAAATGGATCTATTATTATTTCACCAATTTATGTTAATCAGAATCAACTTCCAAGAGGCGGTCAGATAATTTCTCTTGGATCTACAAATGGATTAGGATATTCTCCTTTAGTTGGAGCCGCAGTTACTCCTGTAGTCGGATCTGGTGGGTCTATTGTATCTGTTGGATTGGGAACAACCGATATTGTTGGGTCTGGATATAGAGGTACGGTAAGTATTGCTGTCACATCTCTAACTGGCAATGGTGCCAATATTTCTGCTGTGGTTGGTGCTGGTGGGTCACTCACATTCAACATCATTAATGGCGGTTCTGGATATGCCACAACGAACACTGTTGTTCAAATACCAGATCCATCTTATAGTGATTTGCCAATAACTGGAGTTTCAAGATTAGGAATTGGATCTACTTCAGAATCTGGATTTGGATTATTGATTTCACTAGAAGTTGGAGCTAGTTCTACAACTGGAATTGGTTCAACATTATTTGAAGTTAAATCTTTTAAAATTAATCGTCAAGGATATGGATTTAGAAATGGAGATGTATTTACTCCTGTTGGATTAGTTACTGATAAAAAATTAAATTCCCCAATAAGTAGATTTGAATTGACAGTTCTTGAAACTTTTTCAGATACATTTGCTGCGTGGCAGTTTGGTTCATTAGATTATATTGATAGTATATCTTCTTTACAAGATGGAAATAGAAAAAGATTCCCACTTGTTTATAATGGGCAATTATTGAGTTTCCAGAAAAATACACAAAATATTGATTCAAGTTCCATAGACCTTAATAATTTACTTTTAATATTTGTAAATGGTGTATTACAGGACCCCGGAGTTAATTATAGTTTTGATGGAGGTACAACTTTTGAATTTACAGAAGCACCAGAATCTACTGACATTATTTCAATTTACTTTTACAGAGGATCTAGGGATGTAGATTCACTTATTGTAAATGTTAACGAAAGTATAAAAAATGGTGATATTGTACAAGTTATTAAGAATAATTTAATTGAGCAAACAAAAACACAAAGTTTTAGAACTGTTGTTGGGATAAAGAGTTCTGATGTTCTTGAAACTATGTTATATTCTAGTGATGGTATTGATGTAACCAACTATAAACCAATGAGTTGGACAAAACAAAAAGTGGATAAAATTATTTCTGGAGAAATTATTTCAAAATCTAGAGATTCAATAGAAACTCAAATTTATCCAACATCTAAAGTTATTAAGAATATTTCATCATCAGACACTCAAATATTTGTTGATGATGCTTACTTCTTCAACTATGAAGAAAATGAATCCGCAATAGTTATTTCTTCTTTTGACGCTTTAGTTTTGGATATCAACGATCCTGTTTCTGCTGCTGTAACTGCGGTCGTTTCTGCCGCTGGAACTATTCAATCATTAAATATCGTCAATGTCGGTTCTGGTTACACAGGAGCTTCTATAGAAGTTAAGATAGCACCACCAAAACATATCGGAATAGGTATAGGGACAACAGCAACGGCAAATATTTCTATTATCAATGGGTCTTTATCAAATTCAATTATTATCAATAATCCTGGATTTGGTTATTCTATAACAAATCAACCAAAAGTTATTGTTCCAGTTCCATCACCAACTTACGAAAACATTTTGGACATCACAACAGTTGAAGGATTTTCTGGAATTATTACTGGAATTACAACAACTACAGGAACTAGTGGAAATCCTTTAGCACTTAAGTTTTTCTTAAGAGCTCCTTCTTTTGTCGGTCTATCTGTAAATTATCCAATATGTATTGTAGATACGAAAGTTGGAAATGGAGTTACTTCAATAGATACAAATAATGCTTCAGTAGTTGGCATAGGAACATCATTCTTGGATAATATCTACTATATTCATAGTATAGTTACATCTGGAAATAATGCTGAAATTGTGTCCAATATTAAATCAAATAGTTCAGTTGTTGGCATAGCAACAACAGGAAGTACAACTTTACCTTTAGGAAGATTCTCTTGGGGTCGTTTTTCGGGAATTACTAGATCATCTTCACCAGTATCTATTGGTGTAACTGGTTTAAAAATTGATTCAGGTCTCACAACATTTCCAACCATTCAAAGGAGAGGATATGGATTGAGAGATACTGGGTCCTTAAGAAAAGATCTATAAATATAGAAAAAAGCTATTACGATGGCGGCAATTGTAACAGACCAATTTAGAATTTTAAATACGAGCAATTTTTTAGACTCGATTGATAATACTTCAAATTCTTATTACGTGTTTTTAAGTCTACCAAATCCAAGCATTGTTGGATTTGGTAGAACTACTTCTTGGGACAGTAATACACCATATCCAACCGATGATATCAATTATTTGAATCATGTTGGTCAAACTATGATATTTGGTAAAAAAGTAACATCGATAAATGCAAAAAGACTCATAAGAAGAATTGATTGGGCTAGAGGGACAAAATATGAAATGTTTAGACATGATTATAGTTCTTCTAATCTTTCTCCAATAACGCAATCTACAAGATTATATGATTCTAATTATTATGTTATGAATAGCGATTATAAAGTTTATATTTGTATTGATAATGGATCCTCAGGAATTAATACCACTGGCAATGCTTCACAAGATGAACCACTATTCACCGATTTAGAACCATCAAGAGCTGGTGAAAGTGGAGATGGATATCTATGGAAATACTTATTTACAGTTAATCCAACCGATATCATAAAATTTGATTCAACAGAATATATTTCTTTGCCAAATAATTGGCAAAATTCAACAGATTCCCAAATTGTTTCCATTAGAGATAATGGAAATTCAGAATTATATGAGAATCAAATTAAAAAAGTTTATATAAAAAATCAAGGATCAAATTACTCTGGAGGTCTTGGACAAGAAGTTGATATTATTGGAGATGGAACTGGTGGTAAAGTTATAGTTGATGTTGTAAATGGAAAAATTACAAATACAACAGTTTCATCTGGTGGTAAGGGTTATACGTATGGAATGGTTGATTTAGGATCAATAAATCAAAATTCTGCGGGAACTTATGCACATCTGATTCCAATAATTCCACCATCTAAAGGTCATGGTTATGACATTTATAAAGAGTTAGGATCTGATAAAATTCTTTTATATGCTAGATTTGATGACTCTACCAAAGATTTTCCAATAGATTCTAAATTTTCTCAAATTGGAATCATTAAAAATCCAACTTCTATGGGTTCAACTTCAATTTACAGTGAGAGTCAGTTTTCTTCTTTAGCAGCAATTAAATTTTCATCAACAGGTGGGTCATTATCAATAGGTGATAAAATAGTTCAAAGTGTATCTACAGGTCAAGCTCAAGGTTATGTAGCATCATATGATTCAGAAACAAAAGTTGTTAAATATTTTAGAGATAGAAATCTATTTTTAAATCAAACAACTTTAGACCAAACTGACTATATTGGAATTACTACCGCATCTAAAGTATTTAATTTTGAATCAACAGCAAATTCAGTTACTTCATCTGGTGGTTTTTCTGGATCAATAGATACTACATTTACAGGAATAACTACAAATCCATCAGGAACAAAACTTGTAGATTTAGGAGTACAATTTACAAATGGTTTGGCATCATCTGAAATAAATAAAGGATCAGGTGAAATAATTTACTTAGATAATCGTCCTACGATTACACGAAACTCTAGACAAAAAGAAGACGTTAAAATTATCCTGGAATTTTAAAAATGCCACAAAAGACTAATTTAAATATTAATCCATATTATGATGATTTTGAATCAAAAGATAATTTTTATAGGGTATTATTTAAACCAGGATTTCCTGTCCAATCCCGTGAGTTAACATCTTTACAGTCGATTTTACAAAATCAAATAGAATCATTTGGAAGCCATGTGTTTAAAGATGGCTCAATGGTCATACCTGGCAGTATAAATTATGACCCACAGTATACTGGAATTAAAGTAAACCCACAACATCTTGGTATAGATGTATCATTATATTTAAAAAACTTGGTTGGAAAAGTAGTTCAAGGACAAAATAGTGGAGTTACTGCGAAAATTGTCAATTATTTAATTCCGCCAGATAAAGATATTGAATATCCAACTTTATATTTAAAGTATCTAGAATCGGATTCTAATTTTTCATTTTCAACTTTTGAAGATGGTGAAGTATTAATAACTCAGAATAATATTACATATGGGAATACTACAATAAATTCTGGAGATACGATTGCTACTCTTATAGATTTTGATGCTTCTTTTACTGGATCTGCTGTTGGAATTACAACTGGAGTATATTTTTTAAGAGGTCATTTTGTTAATGTTGAGCAAGATACTTTAATTGTTTCACCATACACAAATGATCCATCTTATCGTGTTGGATTAACAATTACAGAGGAAATTGTAAATGTAGGTATTGATAGTTCACTTTATGATAATGCTAAAGGATTTTCAAATTTTGCAGCCCCTGGTGCGGATAGATTAAAAATTTCTACTCGTTTATCACAAAAAGAACTGACGGATTTTAATGATAAAGATTTTGTTGAATTAATTCATTTAGAAAACGGTTCTATTAAAAAATTACAAGATAAATCACAATATTCTACTATTAAAGATTACTTTGCAAAAAGAACATTTGAAGAATCTGGAGATTATGCGGTAGATAAGTTTAATGTTGAAGTTTCAAATTCACTTAGCGATAACATATCAAATAAAGGGTTATATTTAAATACACAAAAAACCGATCAAGGGAATACTCCTAGTGAAGATTTAATGTGTGTTAAAATTTCTCCAGGAAGAGCATATATTAGAGGATATGATGTTTCGACAACATCAACAGTTGTTTTAGATGTAGATAAGCCTAGAGATATACAATCTTCACCATCAACATTAGTCCCATTTAATATGGGAAATAGATTGAGAGTTAATAATGTATTTGGAACACCATTTATAGGAGTTGATAGTAATAACAATACAGTCGATCTTTATAGTCAAAGAAGAAATTCCACAACCAGTGGTACAGGAACTTTAGTTGGAAAAGCAAGAATTTATTCCTTCTCAATTGCTGATTCGGATTATTCTTCATCTTCTTCAGAGTGGGATTTATATTTGTTTGACGTACAAACATTTACTGTATTAAATTTAAATGAAACAACCTTAATTGGAGATTGTCCAGAAACATCATTTATCAAAGGTTTAAGTAGTGGAGCTACTGGATATGTTATAGGATCTCCTAATGGATCAAGTATAACAATTAATCAAACTAGTGGAACTTTTATAACAGGAGAACAAATTTCAATAAATGAAACTACGACTATATCTAGAGTTATAAAATCCTATAAAGCATATAACGTAGAAGATATTAAATCAATTTATCAAGATTCATCTTCATTAGGACTAGCAACAGACTTTGTAGCTGATACGGTTCTCCAAAGATCGATTCTTTCAAAATTTAGTATAATAGATCAGTTAAAAATTGATACTTCTGGAGTTGCTGTTTGTCCTGGGAAAACATTCACAAATAGTGGAATTAGAACGGAAGCAATTATTAGGTATCAAATATCAGGATTATCGGCAGAAACATTTAATAGAGTTTCATCTATTTCTTCTGACGGAACAACCTTACAATTAGCAACTGTTCCAACAGTTTCTGGTGTATGTAATGGAGCTTTACCAGGTAGTGATGTTTTAACAACATTTAGTATTGGCACACCTCAACTAGTTAATCAAGAAGATGCTTCATTATATGCAAATCTACCAAATGAGAACATTTCTTCGGTAGATCTGTCAGATTCTAATTTGTTAATTTTTGAACAACTTACTGGTCAAACAACTAGTTCTAGTGGATCTTTAACTGTTAATGTTTCAGCAACAGGTATCACTAGTTCATTTTTTGAAAATTATGATACTGAAAGATATGGTTTATTTTATAGTGATGGGACAGTTGCCGATCTATCTTCTGATAAATTTAATTTATCGCAAAATGGAACTCAACTAACTATTTCTGGATTAAGAAGTAGTCAGTCTAATATTACATTAAACGTAAGTGTTAGAAAAAATTCTATTAAAAATAAAGCAAAAAGTTATATCAGAAGTGAAAAATTAGTTGTAAATAAAACTAGTTCTGGAATTTCTACTGAAATAAGTGGTTTAACAACAAGTAATTACTATGGTCTTAGAGTAAATGATAGAGAAATTTCATTAAATGTTCCAGATGTTGTTAAAATTGTTGCTGTTTATGAATCAATAAATTCATCATCTCCTACGCTTGATAGTTTAACTTTTGTTTCTGGTTTAAATCTCGATACTACTTCAATTTTAGGAGAAAAGATTATAGGGCAAGAGAGTGGATCTATAGCTCAATTAGTTACTAGATCATCTTCAACTCAAGTTGAAATTGTTTATTTAAATCAAAATAGATTTTCAATTGGAGAGACAGTAACTTTTGAAGAGTCAAAAATTCAATCTAATTTAGTATCAATAGGAAAAGGAAACTATATTGATTTAACCAATAATTTTGACCTAGATAAGGGGCAAAAGGATCAATATTATGATTATTCAAGATTGATTAGGAAATCAAATGGAGTTACTCCTTCTAAACAACTTTTAATAATATACGATTGCTATCAAGTTCCATCCAATGATAGTGGAGATCTTTATACAGTAAACTCGTATACTAAGGAAAGATTTGAAAAAGACATCCCATTATTAAAAAATGGAAAAAGAGTTTCTGATACTTTGGACTTTAGACCAAGAGTAGATAAATTTTTATCAACATCATCATCGCCATTTGCTTTCAACAATAGAAATTTTGCAGCATCTGGTATAAATCCAACAAGAATACTAAATCCTGGTGAGAGTTCAATATTATCATATAATTTCTATCTACCAAGAATTGATAAAGTTGTAGTTGATAAGTTTGGTAGATTTTCTGTCATTAGAGGAACTTCTTCACTAAATCCCAAGGATCCAACAAATGTTGAAGAAGTTATGAATATTGCTCATATAAGTCTTCCAGCATACTTATATGACCCATCAGAGTCTAAAATAACTCTCATTGATAATAAAAGATATACTATGAGAGATATTGGAAAACTTGATGATAGAATAGAAAATCTTGAAATAGTTACTTCACTTTCTTTACTAGAATTAAATACAAAATCTTTACAAATACAAGATGCTGATGGATTGTCAAGGTTTAAAAGTGGATTTTTCGTAGATGATTTTAAAAATAATAGTCTTATTAATTTGGGCGATCCTGATGCAAATTGTGATGTTAATACTGAAGCAAAAGAACTCAACGTTCCTATAGATTTTTATTCACTAAAACCGGATTTATCACTTTCATCTTCATTAAACGAAGATACCTCAGACTATAGGATGAATCTTCCATTATTGGACTCAAATGTTAGAAAAACCGGAGATCTGGTAACATTAAATTATGAGGAAAAAGGTTGGATAGAGCAACCATTAGCATCAAGAGTTGAAAATGTAAATCCATTTAATATTATTGAATATAAAGGATCTATTAAACTTACACCAGCTTCAGATAACTGGGTTCGTAATATTTTTGTTTCTGGTGGAACTAGAACAGAAACTGGTGGTTGGGATGGATCTTATGTAGAAGAAATACTAATAAGTAGTATTCCAGATCCTCATATGAGATCTAGAAACGTTGAATTTTTATCACTTGGAATTAAACCATTAACAAGATATTATCCATTCATAGACAGTGTTAGTGGAATTGATATTATTCCAAAACTTATTGAAATTACAATGTCTTCTGGATCTTTTGAAGTTGGAGAAACTGTTGATGGTTTCATCGGATCGCAAAGAGTAATTTCTTTCAGATCTGCTCAACCTAACCATAAATCCGGAACATATAATAATCCATCAAGAACTTATAGTGTTAATCCTTATAATAAATCTTCTACACTTGGTTCATCATACTCCGCCTCTTCGTCAGTCATAAATGTTGATACATCATCTCTTTCTGAAGAGGCACAAGGGAGATTTTCTGGTTATATAGCGGATGGAACTGTTTTAGTAGGAAGAACAAGTGGAGCTCAAGCAACAGTTTCGAATATTAGATTAATTTCAGACAATTGGGGCGATCTAATAGGTTGTTTCTTTATCAGAGATCCATTAGCATCTCCACCACCATTAATAAGATTAACAACTGGAACTAAATCTTTCAAATTAACTTCAAGTCTAACAAATGCAACTCCATTACCAGGTAGTCTATTAATTACTTCTGCTGAAACTACATATACAGCAACCGGAGTTATTAATACATTTTCTCAAACTACAGTCACAGTAAGAAGACCACCTCCACCACCACCTCCACCGCCACCACAACCAGCTGGTGGCGGTGGGAATAGAGGAGGAGGTAAAGATCCCCTAGCTCAAACATTTACAGTAGATGAAACTGGAGCATTTTTAACATCTATTGATTTATATTTTGCTAACAAAGATGAAAATGAAAAGGTTTATGTACAAATAAGAAATGTTGAATTAGGAACTCCAACTGGTCAGGTTGTTCAAGATTATGCTCAGGTTGAACTATTCCCAGATCAAGTTAATATATCTAATGATGCTTCCATACCAACTAAAGTTACGTTCCCATCACCGGTTTATCTTCAACCCAATACTGAATATGCAGTAGTAGTTTTAGCACCAACATCAGATTTATATGAACTTTGGGTAGCAAGAATGGGAGAAAAGACTGTAAATACACAGTCTCTTCCAGATGCTGAAAGTGTTCTTGTAACAAGGCAATACATTGGTGGAAGCTTATTTAAATCACAAAATGGAACTATTTGGACAGCTAGTCAATTTGAAGATTTGAAATTTAAATTATATAAAGCGAATTTTACTTCAACAAATGGTTCGGTATCTTTCTATAATCCAACATTAACATCATTAGATGATAATGTTCCATCCTTACCAAATAATTCAATTCGAACACTACCAAGAAAGTTACAAGTAGGTATTAACACAGAATCTACTTCAATTTTTACATCTGGATTAAAAATTAAAAAACAAGGATCATCTGGTCCTAATGGAATTGTTGAAAAAATTGGAGGACGTTTAGCAACTTCTACTGCTGGTATCAATACAATAAGTGTTGGTACTGGATATTCAACCGGTTCTTTTTCAAATATTCCCCTTTATACAATTACTGGATCTGGTAGTGGTGCATTAGCAACTGTCAATTTCCATAATAGTGGGTTAACAACCTCAATTATTACCAATTATGGTAATGGATATGCTGTTGGAGATATTCTAGGTATTACAACATCTAGTGTCACTAAAGGTAAAAACGCAAGAATTTCAATTACATTGATTAACGGAATTGATACTTTATATTTAACCAATGTTCAAGGAGAATCTTTTGCAGATTCAGATACTTTAGAATATTACAATGGATCATCTTATGTTGCTGCTGGAGCAACTGTTAGGGGGTCATCAAGTGTAATATCGAATTTATATGATGGAAGAGTTATTGAAGTATTCCAATATAATCATGGTATGCATCAAGATACCAATAAAATTGTTATTGATAATATTCAACCAAATACAATTCCAACAACTCTTACCGCAAATCTTGTACTAAATGATTCAATCATTTCTGTAGCAAATACTTCTGTATTTTCAACCTTTGAAGGAATATCGACTTCCAGAGGATATGTAAAAATTAATAATGAGATTATTTACTATAATAGTATAGGATCTGGAACTCTTGGTATTGGGTCAAGAGCAAAAGATTTGTTACTTTCTGGAACAAGATCTCATGATATAAATTCTCAAGTATATAAGTATGAACTAAACGGTGTTTCTTTACATAGAATTAACACAACACATACTCTACCAAATGATTCGATCTTAAAATCTTACAGAGGAATTGATAACTACCATTTACAAGTTAATAGATCTGACAGAAGTTCTGGACAGACTCAATTAAGCTTCACAAATGAAGAAGATCTTGGTGGAGAAAATATTTTTGCCTCTCAAAATTTCCAATTCAATGGAATTATCCCACAATTCAATGTTTTGACTCCAAGTCAAAGCACAAAAGTATCTTCAGAAATTAGAACAGTTTCTGGAACAAGTGCAAGTGGATCTGAGATTTCATTTATTGATCAGGGATATGAATCTGTTCAATTAAACAATCCCAATTTCTTAAATTCAACTAGAATAGTTTGTTCTAAAGTTAATGAAACTGAATATTTAACTTCATTACCTAAGAATAAATCACTAACTGTTAGACTTGACTTATCATCAACTGATTCTAATTTATCTCCGGTAGTTGATTTACAAACGTCGTTTGTAACATTAATTAGAAACAGAATTAATAGCCCAATTTCTAATTATGCTGATGACCCTAGAACAAACTCAATTTCTGGAGATCCCCATGCGGCTGCTTATGTTTCAAATAAAATTAATTTAAAACAACCAGCAACTTCATTGAAAGTTTTTGTTGGTGCATATAGACATTCTTCTGCTGATTTTAGAGTTCTTTATAAACTTTATAAGGCAGATTCTAGTGAAATAGAACCAACATATGATCTATTCCCAGGATATGATAATCTTAAAGATACTGATGGTGATGGATTTGGAGACACTGTCATAGATTCGACAAAAAATAGTGGACTGCCTGATGCTTTTGTAAGAGCAAGTTCTGATGGTGAATTTTTAGAATATCAATTTAGTGTCGATAATTTAGATCCATTTACTGGTTTTGTAATAAAGATTGTTATGAATGGAACAAATGAATCTTATCCTATAAAATTACAAGATTTAAGGGTAATAGCATTAGCATGATTCCAGTAGAAGGGCATGAAAATCTCTTTAGAGATGAAAAATCAGGAGCAATTGTTAATTTGGACACATATGGTTATTCACAATACATTAGAATGAAATCTGAAAAACAAAAACAAAAGGAAGAAATTAATCAAATTAAATCTGATATTGATGAATTAAAAGCACTTTTGCGGGAGTTAATTAATGGATCCAAATGATATTACTTTAGAAAATATGAATAAATTATTTGAATATGAAAAACAAGCTAGAGTTATTGACAAATTGAGTTTTGAAGAACTTAAAAACTTTGCTAAATTTTACTGCAAATTATACTTAAAACAGCAAGAAGTTATTTCTTCCCTAGGTACTATTTGAAGTTATAAATATATTTTAGATCCTGATATTGTATAAATCTCGTGGTTATGTGAATTTAAAACTTGCGGGAGCTACTACCTAATGGCAGAAATAAAAGTTAGAGTTGGACAAAAAAATGCTGTAAAAGTAATATCTTCTTTAGCAGGAGCGCAAGCTCTTTCTTTGCCAGAATTATTGGATGTTGATTCAACTTCATTCACAAATTTATATGATGGTATGGTTTTAGTTTATAACGCTTCCATTAATAAATGGCAAGCAACATTAAATCTAACCCCAGGAAATACACAAAATCTAGACATTAATGGGGGTACCTTTTAGTGGCTAGTATTATAAGAGTTAAAAGGTCTACAGGTACAGTAGCACCAGTATCTTTAAATTATGGTGAATTAGGATATACTGATGGTCAAGCACTAACTAATAATGGTGGTGGAAGACTTTTTATTGGTGATCAAAATCAAGTACCAAGAGAGGTCGGTGGTAGATATTACACTGATATGTTTTTACAACCTGGAAAGGTTGCTGGAAAACAAAATAAAACAACTCCTTCAAATGGATTTGTTCCTATTCTTGATATTAATAGAAAGATTGATGAATGGAATGTTGCTGGTTATTTAAATGTATCTGGAATTTCTACATTTACAGGGACTCTTGATATAAATGCTGCAGCATATTTTGATTGGGCAGCATCTGGAATACATACAAGAGGATCTGCGTATTTCGATTCAACTGGAAAACTTACTAGTACTTTGAGTCCAGAAATTGAATATACCAACACTTCAAATTATATTTTAACTACAGACGCTTCCAATGTTCCAGTGTGGACTAGCGTTTTAGACGGAGGATCTTACTAAAATGAAACCAGGAAGTCGTCAAGAACTTATAGATTATTGTCTAAGGAGACTAGGATCTCCCGTATTGGAAATAAACATCGATGATGATCAGATTGATGATTTAGTCGATGATGCTTTACAATATTTTCATGAAAGACATTTTGATGGTGTCGAAAGAATGTATTTAAAATACAAAATTTCAGCAGATGATATAAAGAGGGGAAAAGCAAAATATGCCGGAGGTTCTTTTACATCAAATGCCGGAATAGTCACAACAAGTGGAATATCTACTTCTTCTGGAGTTACTAAAACTTTTAATTTTTATGAAAATTCCAATTATATTCAAGTTCCAGATTCAGTTGTAGGAATTGAAAAAGTCTTTAAATTTGACACTAGTTCTATTTCTGGCGGGATGTTTAGTATCAAATATCAGTTATTTTTAAATGATTTGTATTACTTTAATTCTGTTGAATTACTTCAATATGCTATGGTTAAATCATATGTAGAAGATATAGATTTTTTATTAACAACAGATAAGCAAATACGATTTAATAGAAGGCAAAATAGATTATATTTAGATATTGATTGGGGTTCTCAAACTGAAGATCACTTTATAGTTATTGACTGCTATCGTATTTTAAATCCAAATGATTTTACAAAAGTCTATAATGATAGTTTTCTCAAAAAATATTTAACAGCATTGATGAAGCGCCAATGGGGGCAGAATCTAATTAAATTTAGAGGGGTAAAACTTCCAGGTGGTGTAGAACTTAATGGTAGAGAAATATACGAAGATGCAGAAAAAGAACTGGAGTCTATTAGAGAAAGAATGTCAATGGATTATGAATTACCACCTTACGATTTTATTGGATAATGGCACTTAATCCCTTCTTTTTACAAGGATCACCAAGTGAGCAAAGACTTGTTCAAAGTCTAATAAATGAACATTTAAAAATGTTTGGTGTTGAAATTACGTATATACCTAGAAATTTTGTAAATAAAAAAACAATTATTGAAGAGGTGCAGTCTTCGAGATTTGATGATAATTATTCTATCGAGGCTTACATTAATAATTATGAGGGATATTCTGGTGGTGGAGATATATTAACAAAATTTGGTATGAGTTTAAGAGATGAAGTTACACTATCAATATCAAAAGAAAGATTTGAAGATTTTATATCCCCATTTATTTCTGGGGCAAGTAATAATTATGAAATTGAATTATCTACAAGACCATGGGAGGGGGATTTAATTTATTTTCCATTAGGACAAAGATTATTTGAAGTAAAGTTTGTCGAACATGAACAACCTTTTTATCAGTTAGGAAAATTATATGTTTATGAATTAAAATGTGAATTATTTGAATATGAAGATGAAGTTATCGATACTTCCGTTTATGAAATAGATTCTCAAGTTCAAGATGAAGGATTTATTACAACTTTAAACTTAATTGGTATTGGAAGAACAGCGCAAGTAACTCCAATACTCGGTAGTGGATATATTAAATCAGTAACTTTAATTAATGATGGTAGTGGTTATACATCAACCCCACGAGTAGAAATAACACCATCACCCTCAGGTAATGCAGCACATAACGCATCTGCTGTTGCTATAACTACGGTAAAAGGCGGAGTTTATTCAATAAAAGAAATTTTGTTTACAAATGCTGGAATAGGTTATACAATAGTACCATCAATTTCAATTGTTGGTGGTAACGGAACAGGAGCAATAGCTACATGTGATATTAACACAAATGGATATGGTATAGTTAAATCTACAATAGATGATGTTGGAACTGGTTATGTAACAGAAAATGTTCCTTTGATTACTTTTAGTGGTCCAGTTGGATCTGGTTCTACATCTACAGGTATAATTAGAATCGATCAAAATATCCAAGGAATCTCGACAATTTTAATTAGAAATGCTGGATATGGGTATAGTATTGGAATTACTCCAACTGCAACTATTAGCAGTCCAACAATAATTACGGGAATCGGCACATTTAATTTTAATGAAATTATTATTGGTCAATCTTCAAAAACTAAGGCAAGAGTTAAATCGTGGGATAAGGATACTAAAGAACTTAAAATTTCTTTTGTTGGCATAGGATCAACAACATCAGGATTCATTAATGGTGAAGTTATAGTCGGAACATCTTCGTCAGCAAGATATACAGTAAAAAAATACACTCATGATAACATTTATGATAAATATGCTCAGAATGATGAAATAGAAGAAGAAGCGGATGACCTTCTAGATTTTTCAGAATCAAATCCATTTGGGAATTATTAGTAAATGTTAGGAACTTATTTTTATCACGAAATTATTAGAAAAACTGTAATTGGTTTTGGAACCTTATTTAATGATATACACATTCGCCATCAAGATAAAAATGGTGCGGATTTAACTGATATTAAAGTTCCCATTGCTTATGGTCCAACACAAAAGTTTTTAGCAAGAATTGAACAGCAACCAGAATTAAATAAATCAATAGCTATTACTTTACCGAGGATGTCATTTGAAATGACTTCTTTACAATATGATTCATCAAGAAAAGCAGGTGTAACACAAACATTTAAAGCATCTGATGGGACAAATTTAAAAAAAGTTTTTTTACCTGTTCCATATAATATTGGATTTGAGTTAAATGTTTTATGTAAACTTAATGATGATGCTCTTCAAATTGTAGAGCAAATTTTACCATTTTTTCAACCAAGCTTTAATATAACAATAGATTTAGTTAATTCAATAGGTGAAAAAAGAGATGTCCCAATTGTATTGGATAATATTTCATTTCAAGATGATTATGAAGGAGATTTTTCAACCAGAAGAGTTTTAATTTATACATTTACATTTACAGCAAAAACGTATCTATTCGGACCTATTGCTAATTCTACTGATGGTCTTATTAGAAAAGTTCAAGTTGATTATTATGCTGATACTAATAGAGAAAATGCAAAAAGAGAGTTAAGATATACTGTCACACCTAAAGCACTAAAAGATTATAATAATGATAATACATCTACTTTGTCAGATGACATTACTAAAGAAACTACATTAATTGGAGTGAATGATAGTACCGTATTTGGTGTTGGAAATAGAATAACTGTAGATAGTGAAATTATGTATGTAAAAGAAATTCCAAATAATTCTCAAATAATTGTTATAAGAGGATACAATGGATCTACAATAACATCACACTTAAAAAGCTCATCAATCGATTTATTGACAAATATTGATGATTCTTTGATTGATATTGATGATGATTTTGGATTTAGTGAATCTATAGTTTCCTATACAGATTCAAGATCTTTTAGTCCAACGTTAAAAACTGATCTATAAGTAACTGCTATGATAAATGGTTTTGAGAGAATTGATGATGCTTTGAATATTGAAAGTTCTATTGTAGAAGTTGAAAAAACTTCTAGCGAAGTCGAAAAGGTTAAAAACACAGATAAGAATGACATTCAAAAAGATTATGAATATACTCGTGCCAATTTGTACTCTTTGATTGAAAAGGGTCAAGAAGCAATCAATGGAATTATGGAACTTGCTGGAGAAGGTGGTAGTCCGAGAGCATATGAAGTTGCGGGTCAATTGATTAAAAATGTCGCAGATACAACTGATAAATTGATTGATCTTCAAAAGAAACTCAAAGAAGTTGAAGAGGATTCTCCAAAGACTACAACAAATGTCACTAATAATGCTGCGGTATTTGTTGGGTCTACATCTGAGTTGTCAAAACTACTCAAGCAAGGTTTTCTAAATAATAAAGAGTAGTTCTTTCTATTCTAATGGGTTGGTCTGAAAAATATAAAAGATCAATAAACTGCGATAATCCTAGTGGATTTTCTCAAAAAGCTCATTGTGCTGCTCGTAAAAAAAGAGCAAAGGGCGAAGAAACAAAATCAAAGTCACCTTTCAGTGAAATGAACGAGGAAAAAAAGAAAAATAGGTGCAAACCAGGAAACTATTATTGC